CCCCCCTATAGGGGGGAGGGAGTAACCCGGAGAGGAGAGAGAGCGTGGCAAAAAGACCAAGAAAACCGAATAAATCTTACTATGCGCCGAGCCAAGGCGCGATGCGCCGGATGCAGGATGCGATGATTAAATATGATGAGGCAGTGACGAAGCTGGAGGCAAAATGGGGTGTGGACAGATTGCCCTGGCTTGCCGGTGAGGAGCTGCGCGGTAAGTTTGAGGCGCAGATGGATAAGCTCAACCACGCCATCGACATGATGGTTGATGTAGAGCATCAGGCAGAGGTGACAATGCGAGGCCTGGTGATCCTAGAGCGTGCTGCCATTGCCAATGGGTATGAGCCGCTGAGTGGGGAGTATTGGGAGGCACCGATGCCAGACGGCAGGGTTTTAGCAATCACCCGCACCGACTATGATGTCGGTAAAGTGCAACGCGAAAACAGAGAGATGTTGGTTTACAGTGTCGATGAGATTGGCAAGGTTTTACAGGCTTACCTGGAGCAGGCTGCAACGGTGGCGGCGGCGAAGGAAATCTTCCCAGGCGCGACCATTGAGAAAATCAGGACGCCAACGGAGAAAGAGCTGAATGATGAAATCCCTTTTTAAGAAATGCCGCGAGTGCGATAATGGTTGGGTAAGGGAGCCTGATGGCTATGGCTGCGTGCAGTGGACGCTTTGCGTGCCGTGTGGCGGTGATGGGGTTATTAAGGAGGTGGCTGATGATAGATCAAGGGGACGGGTCAATGCACAAGCGTATGACCGAGGGGCGCTGCCCGATCTGTAAATCTGCGCTGGAATTTATAAGCGATGATGAGATCAAAACAAAATTTAGATGCAACGTATGTAGGTTGAGGATCAATGACTACAAAGCAAACAAAAAAGCCTATGATGGATCGGTTTGATTTTCTGGATGATGCCAAGGTTAAAGTTAGAGAACGCGGCGAGGAGTATGGCAGCGTTGATGATAATTTTGGCAAGATTGCTAAGATATGGTCGGCGGTCCTTGGTTGTGAGGTAACAGTCGCCCAGGTGGCGCTGTGTATGGCCGGGCTGAAGATTGCCCGGCTGACCTATGACCACAAGGATGAGGATGGTTGGGCTGACTTGGCTGGCTATGCAGCATGTGGTGGCGAGGTGACAAGGCCAGATGATCTGTAGTAGGGTTGGCGCATGAGGAGTGTTTCGTTCTTTGATCAGCTTGTCCAGTGCGCCCACTGTGATGCAGATACTTATGGCGTTGTCTGGGAAAACAGCGGCACCATCAACTGCGATGCCTGTGATGAGATTATTTTTGATGCGCGGGATACCAGCGGCACGGTGGTGATCCTGGAGCTGGAAGAGGAGACGGTACAATGAACATCAATGTGAGCGCCAATGTCAGAGAGGTGACGCGGTCTCTGAACGCAATACAAAAGAAACAGATACCATTTGCTATGGCTGGTGCGCTCAATGATGTGGCGTTTAAGGCTGGACCGAAAGGCCGCGTGCTTGGCAAGCAGGCTGACAAAACGTTTGCCGGTGGTGCGCCGCCATTCACTCAGCGTGGCTTTAAGGTCAACAAGGCGACAAAGCAAAACCTGACCGCTGAGGTCTTTGTTGACAAGTTGCAAGAAAAATACATGCGCTTTCAGATCAAAGGCGGCACGCGCTTTCCTGAGCGCAAGTCAATGCTGATATCGACTGACAAGACCAGGCTCAATCGCTTTGGCAACATAACGCCTGCGACCTATGCAAAGCTAATCAATGACAAGACAAAGTATTTCAAGGGCGTGCCAAAGGGCAGCGCCGGTCAACAGTACGAGGGCATCTGGGAGCGCGTGGGCAGATCAAAGCGCAAGCCCGGCGGCCAGAGGATCAGGATGGTTGCCAGGTATATTGACCGGGCGCAGTACCGTCCTCTGTTCCCGTTTGCACAGACCACGGCTGGCGTTGTGTTCGGGCAGCAGGGGGGCATCACGGACAGGTTCCGGGCAAGGCTCAAGCAGGCTCTGAGGACGGCTAAGTGACCCCCCGGGGGTCAAAGGTACTGGCTGGCGTTGTTTGTTATGGGTCATTGCGTAGCCCGAAATTTTGCTAGCGATAGGCCCGAAACGGTCATTTTAATTTGAGGTAGGAGGCCTCATGAAACAGCAAATTGAATATGTGGAAACGTCAAAACTGGTGCCATATGCGCGTAATTCGCGCACTCATTCTGACGAGCAAGTGGCGCAAATATGCGGTTCCATCAAAGAGTTTGGGTTTACCAACCCAGTCCTGATCGATGCTGATGGGTTGATTATCGCAGGCCACGGCAGAACGCTTGCCGCTCAGCGTCTTGATATGAAAGAGGTTCCCTGTTTGCGCATGGACTATTTGACTGAGGCGCAAAAGAAGGCCTACGTCATCGCCGACAACAAGTTAGCCCTCAACGCCGGTTGGGATGAGGAGATGCTGGCGCTTGAGTTGGGCGACCTGCAAGGGCTGGATTTTGATCTGTCGCTGACCGGCTTTGATGATGATGAGTTAAACGCGCTGCTGGCTGAAGCGGTCGAGGATGGGCTGATCGATGAAGATGACGCGCCGCCACCGCCAGATGAGCCAGTCAGCAAGCTCGGCGATATCTGGCAGCTAGGCTCGCATCGCGTTATGTGCGGCGATAGCACCAGCATCGATGCGGTTGATAAACTGATGGAAGGTCAAAAAGCAGATATGGTTTTCACTGATCCGCCATATGGAATGAGCTATGGCGGTGGCCGGGCTAAAGGAGATCACGCCTTAAACAAAAATGGCGGAGTTTTAATCAAGGCCCACGGCATGATCAAAGGTGACGACCTTGAAGGCGATAGCCTAATAAACCTAGTGCGGGACGCTATTGGCACTTGTATCGCGTCATCCAAGCAAGGCGCTGCGTATTATATATGCTTCACTTGGCGCACTTATTCAGAGTTTGAGCAGGCGATTGAACTTGGCGGTGCGTCTGTAGCTAACTGCATCGTCTGGGATAAGAAAAGCATCGGCCTGGGAAATGCTAACTACAGGCCACAGCATGAGTTTATTTTTTATGTTAAGGGTGGCGCGTGGTACGGCGACAAGGGCCAGAGCGATGTTTGGTATATGAGCCGAGGCGCGACAGGTGAGTATGTACACCCTACGCAAAAGCCGGTTGAGCTTGTTGAAAAAGCTATTTCGAACAGCAGCAAGCCCGGCGACCTTGTTTTAGACGTTTTCGGCGGCTCTGGATCAACTCTTATCGCCTGCGAAAAGACCAGCCGTCACTCTAGATTAGTTGATCTTGATCCTAAATATGTCGATGTAATGGTAAAACGCTGGCAGGATTACACCGGCAAACAGGCTACTCACGCAGAATCTGGCAAGACTTTCACGGAGGTGAGCGATGTCTGACCAGACATTTCCGCTAGATACAATCGCAAAACTGCTAGATTTAACGCCGCAGCGCGTGCTGCAACTTGTCAAAGAAGGCGTCATCCCAAAGAAAGAGCGCGGCAGATACGAGCTTGTGCCGGTGGTTCGGGGGTATATCAAATATCTGCGCGAGCGTGGATTGCGTGCTGATGTGAGTGGCGATGACTATAATGCGCATCGCACTAGGCTGACCAAAGTCAAAGCCGACCTGGCTGAGATGGAGAAAGCGCAAATCGAGGAGCAGCTGATCCCCGCTGCTGATGTCGAGGCCGCCTGGATGGAGGTGGCGCAAAATATGCGGCAAAAGTTACTAGCATTTCCACAGCGTGTTGCGCCGGAGGTCTATGCCGCTGAGAAGTTGGTCGAAGTCAAAAGCGTTTTAAAGGATAACATTTATGATGCGTTACAAGAGATAGCAGATGTCAAAGTCAAAGTCGTTAACCCTATCCGGCCATCAGACAGTGGCGAGGATCAGCAAGCAAATTCTGGAGGCGATGCAGCCGCCGCCAAATCTGGCGGTTGATGAATGGGCTGATCTGTATCGGCGTTTATCTCCAGAGGCATCTGCTGAGCCTGGCCTGTGGTCCACTGACCGCGCCCCATATCAGCGGGGCATGATGCAGGCCGTGTCCGATCCAACTATTGAGCGGGTCGTTTTTATGACCGGGGCGCAAATCGGCAAGACCGAGATCATCAATAACTCTGTTGGTTACTTTATCGACCAAGCGCCATCGCCAATGTTGATCGTGCAGCCTACGTTGGAGATGGCTAAGATGTGGTCGAATGACCGGCTGGCTCCGATGCTGCGTGATACGCCTGCGCTTAAAAATAAGGTTAAGGATGCCCGGTCACGCGATAGCGGCAACACGCTATATCAAAAATCTTTCCCTGGTGGATATCTGGCTATCGTGGGCGCTAACAGCCCGGCTGGCTTGGCGTCAAGACCTGTCCGATGCGTTATGTTCGATGAGGTGGATCGATATCCTGCGAGCGCCGGTTCCGAGGGTGACCCAATAAATCTAGGCATCGCCCGGACCAAAACATTCACCCATAACAGAAAAATATTAATGGTCAGCACGCCGACAAACAAAGGCGCATCAAGGATTGAGGCTGCTTTTGAACAGAGCGATCAGCGTTATTATTATGTGCCGTGTCCTGATTGCGGCCACAAACAAAAGCTAGAATGGTCTAATGTGCATTGGTCAAAGGATGCGCCAGAGACTGCTGAGTATATTTGCGAGGATTGCGGAAGCGCCTGGGATGATGCCAAGCGGTATCGTGCTGTTAAAGGTGGCGAGTGGCGTGCCAATGAGGCATTTGCTGGCACTGCTGGGTTCCATCTTTCCGGCCTTTACTCTCCCTGGACGCCCTTGGGCGATATTGCTAGGGATTTTATCGCTGCAAAACAGTTGCCGGATACATTGCGCGTTTTTGTGAACACTACCCTTGCACAATCCTGGGAGGACCAGGGTGAGCGCATTGATGACTATGATGTGGCGCAGCGAGCAGAGGAGTTCGGGCCAAGATTGGATGAAAGTATTGTGGTCGTAACCGCTGGTATTGACGTTCAAGATGATCGCTTAGAGCTTGAGGTTGTCGGTTGGTCTGGTGGACCAAATCACACAGAAGAAAGTTGGAGCCTGGATTACCGCACGCTCTATGGCGACCCATCAACGCCGCAACTGTGGCAGGATTTGGATGCAATCCTGGCCAGTAAATATGAGACTGCTGATGGGCGCACGCTGCAAATCCGAGCCGCCTGCATTGACAGTGGCGGCCACTATACAAAGGCGGTTTATGACTTTGTGAGACCGCGCGAGGGACGCCGTATTTTTGCCATCAAAGGTATGGCTGGACAGGACCGGCCAGTCGTCAGCAGACCCACCAGGAACAACATCGGCAAGATCAGGCTGTTCACTCTGGGGGTTGACAACATAAAGGATTTAATTTTCTCGCGTCTTAGGTTACAATCAGAAGGTCCGGGTTACTGTCATTTCCCGAATGACCGGCCAGATGAGTATTTTAAGCAACTGGCGTCATCGGAAAAAATCGTGACGAAATATCACAAGGGGTTCCCCCGGCGTGAGTTCGTTAAGACAAGGACCAGGAACGAGGCATTGGACTGCCGGGTTTATGCGATAGGGGCGTTGGCTATTTTGAATTTGAACCTAGACAGCCTGGCAGAGCGTGCGGCGCGGCAAGTCAAAGAGGACCGGTCAGATGCGCCTCAGAAGCAGCCGCCTCGCCATCATGCGGCGAGACGCGGTAATTTTGTTAATGGGTGGCGCTGATGGCTAATTTGTTTGATACGGATAACGCGCCAACAATCGAGCCTGATCAGATTGTTGTCGGAGATCGCGTCACTTGGCGCAAAAAGAGCCTTGGTCAGGATTATCCATCAACTGCATATTCTGTTGCTTATGTAAGCCGCGTTTCTGCTGGCGGCGGGACGCATGAGTTTACAGTCACTGGATCGGCAGATGGCAATGATTATCTGTTTACGATTGCCAGCACAGCGAGCGCTAGTTTTGACACCGGCCATCATCACTGGCAACTAGAGATAACCCGCACCAGCGACAGCGAGCGGATCGTTATACAGACCGGCTCCTGGGATATAATTACCGACCTGGACAACAATGTTGACC